CTCAGGCTTGCCGTTCTTGCCAAGATGGATTTCCTTCCTGATGCGGATCTCGCCACGGGGCAACGGATCCTGCACCACTGGCTTGTCGTTATTGTAGAACACGGTGAGCGACAGCCCGTTATTCTCGTTCAGGTAGTTGGCGATCATGTCGTAGCTTGAGAGCTTGGCTTCATCAACCTGATGGCGCTGTCCACTCAGCTGGGCAAGCGCCCAACGCACGCCCTTCTCAGGGTCGTACTTGACCAGCCCCATTTCCTTGGCCAGAAAATTGCCGAAGTAAGGCAGGCATACACCTACAGCCCAGTAGCGTTCCTTGCCAGCGAACTTGGAGCCGTGTATTTCCTCGACACGCAGCGTCCACTGGTCGATGTACTTGCGCAGCTTGGCCTCACCAATGGACAGCAACCCTTGCAGGTAGTGTCGTCCTGCGTGCCCATAGTGCTGCTGCAGCATGAGCGATATCTGCTTGCCCATCCCCTTGGAATCGTCGAACACCATGTTTTTCTGGAACGTGAATTCAAGCAGGCGCATTGACACCGCATCCGTATCGGCGCTGGTCGAGATCAGTTTGTCCCGCATTGATTTGTTGGTGGAGATGATCCCCGGCAGCGCCCAGTTGGATGCGATCGATGTGTTCTGCCGGTTCTTGTCCTGCCCTTGCGTAGTCCAGTAGGCAAGGTCAGCTACCAGCAACGCTTCAATCAGGGTGGCTTCATCGATTGTCAGCGGCAAGTGGGCGATCTGGCCCATGCGTTGCACAAACGACAGCTTGGTATCTTCCTTCTTCATGCCGAGGCGCTTGGGTGAACCGTACACTGAGTTGATCCATGCCTGCATGGTGGACTTGCCCTCGCCGCCTTCACCAAGTAGCGAGATGAAGAACCCAGACAGGCCGGTGAGTACGATTAACGGTGCAGCAAACGCAATGCCAAGGGCAAACTGGTGGCCTTCCAGACCGGGAGCATCGAGCACGCGTGTCCACGCAGTCCATGTAGCAAGGTCGCCGCTTGGTGCGAAGGCTGTATCCAGATGCTTGTCGATCAGTGTCTGCGAGACACCTACTTCCTGCGCTGTGACGCTGCCATCATCTTCACGCTGGTACTTGGTTGAGCCGATGACGAAGTTGGTGTAGTTGTTTTTCCAGCCGAAGGAATCGTACAGCTCTGTTGTTGGTTGTGCCTTCTGCAGTTTCTGCACATACGCTTTCATGTATTGCCCCATCTGGAGTTGCTTGGTTTTGTTGCCGATCAGCACGCCGTTGTCCGACAGGCACGACACCAGATCCTTGACCTGATCGTTGAAGATGTAGGACGTGCGCACCTTGACATCGGTGTACCCCTTGTGTGGCTTGTTCCACAGCCATACTGTTTCCTCATACCCAGTAGCAGGGTCGCGGATGATCTGCACGGGGAACATGTCGTAGTCGAAGAATGATACGTACACACCACTCTGCTCAATTTGAAGCGAGCCGCCGGATGCACGCATGAATGGAAACGGGGGGGCATCGAACGGGCCAATCGGGGCGATCTCGTCGGCAGATATGGTTACGGGTATCGGGTCTGGCGCACCGAGCCGGGCAGGGGAACCGATCTTTTCCCAGTGTGGGCACCGAGCGCACACCCCCGGCACCCGCTGATCGAACACAACACAGGTGGTTGGCCCTGTAGTTTTGTTCCACTCGGCCAGCTTGGCCAGTGTCTTGCCGTGTTCGTAACCTGCGTGCCCGCTGCTCCACTTGATGTAGGTGGCTTCCGGGTCGATGCATGCTTTGGCGATGCCAGCTGCGGCCCACCATGCGGGCTCGTTTGCATTCTTCCCGCCTTCGGCTGTAGCCTGCTGCATCTGCAGGCAATGCCTGACGATCTTGTCTCCATCGGCAGGCGGGTAAGTTTCCGCACCTGACAGGACGGCTTGTGACACTGCGCTGAGAGTCGATAGCTTGATGGGGGTGGGGGGTGTGGCGGCGAGGGGTTGCATCGAGCCGATCAGGGCGATCAGGGTGGCGGCATCAAACGCAGCGGCATCCTTCAACATCGTGACAGTCTTGCCGCCTTTGAAGTTGACCGTGCCCACAGGGCGCAGCACCATCGACGCGTCGTGCACCTTGCTCTGGTCGATTTCGAACTTGTGCTGGACGCACAGTGCTTTGAGTTGCAGGCTCGTAGCCACCCACTGGTCGCGTTTGATGTGCTTCACCAGTGGCCAGTAGCAATGCAGTCCGTTGCCGCTGGATACAACCATGGGCTCGGGCAGCTTGGTACTGGCAAGGAACGCAAGCAGTGCTCGTGCACCATCGCGCTGTGTGGTGTAAGGCTTGCCTTCGCCGCAGTCTACATCCAGTGCAAACGTGCGGAAGAAAATCGCCTGCGCAGCCTTGCGCTGCCAGTGTTCGCGCCCGTCATCGTCGAGCGACAGGTTGTCCGTGAATGTACCGAGTGCGTAGTACGCAGTTCGCTTCCGGTTGGAAGCATTGATGCTGGCTGCTGCCAGTTCTTCGATGGTGGCGAAACCTTCATTCCAGAATCCACCGTTCGTTTGTTTCTTGAACGTTGCTATGTACGCGCCTTGGTTTGCATCAGGTAAGACCTTGCACAGAAACTCGTAACAGTTCATACGCGCTCTCGCTATAAGGGATAAGGCAGGGGAGCTGGAACATTACCAGCCCCCCTGCGGTCGTTCAACCCAGCAGATGCGTATTACTGTTGCGTCTGCGTTCCAAGCAGTGTATCTAACTGAGATTCAAGCTCTGCCATCGAGCTGCTGTTTGCAACAACTGCGGCGGACTTAATGGTAATGGGTACAACAGGTGCAGCTGAAGGTTTGCCAAACCCACGCACAGGTGCCACGTGAGTGGGCGCTTGCACCGGAGCAGCAGTCTCTTCCGTTGCCGCAGCTTTGGCCTTGCCGAAGCTCCCCGGCGGGCGACCACGACGCTTGGGTGCTTCCGGTTCCGGTTGAGGTGCTGCTTGTGTACGGGTGATTTCGGGCTTCGGCTCCACCTTAGCTGGCGCAGGTATTGGGTCAGCAAGACTGGGTGCGATCTGCCCCATCGTAGTCAGCTGCTTGGGTGCCTGTAGTGTCTGATACAGTCCAAGCACGTCCTGCACTTCAACAGAACCCAGCTTCGCCTGCACCGTGGCGTAAGTCGCTTCGTCGAGATATCCGGCGAAGTCGAAGTTAAGCAACGGATACTCGGCTTCCTCATCGAACGTCAAGCGGGTACGCACGTCTTCCAGATTACGACCGTGCATGGCGAGCGTCTTGGTGTACTTGGTGAGGTTCTTCATCGACGCTGCGGGCGTGCTGACCAAGTAGATTTTCTCGGGGTCATCCGCTGCCACCACGGCGATGCGCCGGGAGTCACTGCACGCTTTGATTTGTTTGCCCGCCGGGGTGAGCTTGGAACCCCACGCGTTCTTTGGGCAGGTGGCGCAGACATCGTTCTGCGGGCTGCTTGAATCTGCTGCCGGGCGGTCGCCAAGGATGGAGTGGCAGTCGGGAGCGGTCGGCTCGTCGCCCGGATTCCACGGCTTGGCGTAGAACAGCTTCGACACAGCGGGCACCGCACCGACGATCACCGTATCGAGGAAGAGCGAGTCCACCACGAATTCATCCTGCCCTTCACGGATGCGGAAGCGTCCCTGCTTGAGGGAGATGCGGGGTACGCTGGCAGGTGCGCCAGTGAGAACTGCTGTCGTTACGGCAGACACACCCGCCCTGTTGGCAAGGTGCGCCGGAACTTTACTGTTGCTGATTGCGGGAAGATTTTCCATGGTTCTACTATTCCTTTTTGGTTGGACGACGGACATTAATCTCACGCTTGGTGCCGTAATTGACACCGGGCGGTACTTCTTTTGTGTCAGCGATATATGCACGCACCGCTGTTTTAGACACCCTTTTTTCCAGCATATCCCACGCGCTGTGCTCGACGATGAACGGCAAGGTTGCGTTCCAATCTGCTACCTGTGCGTAGTCCACCGTCTGCCAGAACGCCGTGCCATGCGGGGTCTTGAATGACTCAACCCCTTGTTCTTCTGCCTTGGCTGCGAGCCACACCTCAAGCTTACCCATGTTTTCCTTGATGGCGTTGCACCGTTCCTTTGCTTCGCTCTCGATCCGCGCGACTTCAGTGCGCAGCTCGATGTACTTTGCGACTACAACATCGACCGTGATAGCGGTCATATAATTTCCCCTTGGTTTTGGATGATGTCCAGCAACAACCCCTGCAAAGACTGCCTGTCATGTAGCCGTTTGAATATCCTCCGTTCGATTTCAGTTGCCTCGATATGCACAATGGTTGTTTCAAACTTCTGCTTCGGCCCCTTGATCCTGTCGTTGGCTTGTCCGTAAGTCTCGTTGCTGTTGGTCGGCCCTGCCCAGATGATGGTCAGCGCTGCGCTCATGTCCAACCCGTGCTGCATGGTGCGGGCATCAGCCACGATCACATGCGGATCAGGTTTCGACTGGAAGTTCTTGAAGATTTCGTTGCGCTGGTTCTTCGACACCTGCCCGTTCACCATTGCCACGCTCATGTGCTTGGATAACGCAGTGGCAATGCCGTGCAGCGCCCCGGTGAAAGGCACAAAAACG